TTTTTTTTGTTTGTAAAATATCCATATAAAAAAGTGTTTAACATAAATATAAAGGAAGGGAGATATGTTAAAAACTCCTTATAAAAAAGATAATAAATTTATATCCTTATCAAAGGACATTATTAAACTATCAATTACAGATGTTAAAATCAAAGGTATTAAAAAATTATTGAATGGTAGAGGATATAGTTTAATATTATTTTTATCAGATGAAACTAATAACGACACTATAAACGAATTGATAAATATTGATAATAATATAGAAAATAATATATTAAAACAATCATTTACATGGTTTAATAAAAGTTTAAATGAAACTGATGTTAAAGAGTTATATACGAAAAGTTTTTGTAATCAGACAAAAACAATAAACGTAATATTAACAAATAAAGAATTCATTAGTATAAATTATAATAACAATACTATAAATGATATTGATAAAGTAATACAAATGTTAAAAGAAAATAATAATTATAAAAAATGTATTATTAATTTATCGATAGAATATATGGGATTATATCTTTATAGCGAATATACTTCAAATAAATGGTTAATAAAGTCGCTAGATGTAACGGAATTACAAAATGATAGTAACGAATGGCTTTATATAGATGATATTATTGAAAAATTAGATGATAGAATAAAAAATTTAGATAAAAATACAAAATCTAAAATTAGCCAATATAATAAGATAATTGAAGAGTATAAAAGTGATTACTATAATATTGCTAATAGATTTAAAGATAAAGATAATGAAAATACAAAGGATATAAATAATATTTTAAGTAATATCAATGAGTTATTAATATCACAGGAAGAAAAAATAAATAGGTTATTATAAATTATATTTTAAATTATATTTTAAATATAATCTATTGTAAATAATAGATAGATATATATAGTATAAATAAATATGGGTGCTAATAAAAGTGTGGTTATATCGTTTTCAATAGCAATTTTACTGCTTTTATCTTTATTATTATTATTAACCTATAATTCCAAATGTAATAATCCTCGTTCAACGGGAATGAACGGAGTATCAGGTAATAGAAATATTCCCGAGCCTTTTTACTACGAAAAATTTGCCAATAGTAGAGGTTCGGTAGCTGACGTCGACAATATGCAACGCGATCCTTCTATGGCTTCAGCAGGCATTGGTGACTATGCAGCATCTGACCCGAATGGCAATGAAGTTTTTAATCAAAACTTACAACAAGGGCAAGATTCAGGAGCATCAATGAATTCCGAAGGAGGTGATGGACAATACGCTTCTTATGATATGGAAAAAGATGATTCTCAAAATATGCAAGCTTGCTATCCAAGAGATAGATTAACAGCCGATGATTTATTACCTAAGGATGCCGCTGATAGTAAGTGGGCGCGTATAAATCCATCAGGTGGTGGAAATGTTAGTGATCAAAATTATTTAACAGCTGGATATCACGTAGGTGTCAATACCGTAGGGCAATCTCTGAGAAATGCCAATTTACAATTAAGATCTGAAATACCTAATCCCCAAAATGCGGTAGGACCATGGTTAATAAGTACTATTGAACCTGATTTACGCCAGAATTCCTTAGAAATTGGCGCCTCATCGTCATATTAAGTTTAATATAATCTTTTTTATTACTATTTATTACTTAAAGAATATGCAATAAATAATATTTAAGATATGTGTGATTTGGGTCAAAACCTATTATTATCATCATTAACAGATTTTTATAATAAAAATCATAAATATAAAACTTTGTTAAAGAATATTATAAATGGAAATCATAAATTATCATTGCGTATAATTGAATGGCTTGTTACTCACTATTCTAAAAGCAATAATATATATTATTGGATTGATGATAATAAAAAAATTTATGAAGATTATCCCGATGATACAAATGAATGTATTAAAAATACTCGCAAAATTAATTTATATCAAGATTATCGCGCTCAGTTAAAATCATATAGTAAGTTTAACTTTGATTCGTTTAGGAGACATCACAGAATTACTTTTTTCATTAATGATGATAAGTCAGAATATATTGAAACAACTGTTGGTCAACTTAATTTTTTTCGATGGATATTCAATAATAATATAATTACATATGCTATAAATAATTATGATACTATTTATAAAAAAATGATTGAAAATAATTCATGTAAACAAAAGGTTAATATTAACATTAACCATGATATAATTAAAACAAAATGTTTGTTAACATTTTATTAAGCGCTTTTTTTTATACCTTCTTTCAAGTGTTGATTTTCTTCTTTTAATAATTTTATTTCATTATTTAATTGTTTTATAGATTCTATTATTACGGGAATTAATCTTTCATATGAAATAGTTAAATAATTTTCACCTGATTTAGATACTATATTATCATTTTCGTCTCTTATTGTATCAAATGGGGCTAAATCTACAAGCTCTGGTAATACTTTATTGACTTCCTGTGCGCTTAAACCAATTTCTTTTTTATTAGTTTCTATTCCAAAAGACTCAGCTAATTCATTTGCTTTATAATAAAATCCATTTAGTTGTTCTATAATATTAAGAGGTTCATGTATTAATTCTATATCAGTTTTAAGCCTTTCATCGGAATAAAAAGATGTGATTTTATTGGTTGCTAAAATTTGACCATCAACATGTAAACTTTGAGCTGGACTTGTAATCCCCCCTGCACCTATACGTCCACTTGTAACTATATTTCCACCATTAACATGTAATTTTTGTACTGGATTATTAGTTCCTATACCTACATTTGCCGCAGTATAATATAATTCATTATTTCCTGCTTTTTCCCAATATGATGATTGAAATTCTACACCATTTTGTTTTAATAATCCTGTGAAATTTATATCTCCACCAATATGTAATGTTGAGTCAGGAGCAGTTATTGCCGTCCCTGTCCCGATACCTATATTACCATTACTATCTATTAACATTCTGGAAATCCCGTCTGAATAAAAATTCAATTTATCTGTGTCTTCCAATGAATTAATAGATGTGCCTTGTGAAGTAATATATGTATCCCCGTCTATGTCCTTAACGCCACCAAGAGAACCCCATGCACTTCCAAAACCTTCAAAATTAGCTGTATCATCATTATATCTTATTGTACCTTTTTGAGGAATAGTTGGTCTTTGATTTACAGTACCAATCGGTATTATAATACCATCAGTATCATGAATATGTAAAGCTACCAATGGACTTGCTGTATTAATACCTATTTTTCCATCATTTTTAATAGTAAATATTCCAGTAGAACCATTCGTAAAACTGACTATATCGCTCTGACCGTGATTTTGTACAACATTTAATGCTACTCCAATGGCACTGTTTTGTATATCTACTTGTTCAGTTGAATATAAGTCTGTATTTAATGTTGTTGTAGTACCATGAACTGTTAAATTTGATGTAATTAATTCACCCGTAATAGTTACATTACTTGTTATAGATACTTCTGTGCCATCTTGTGACCTCAACCAATATGAAGTAATAAATTCGCTATCACCTTGATATAATTTACCAGCAAATATAATATCACTACTTGTTCTAATATCTCCAAATACGTCTAATTTCTTACCTGGATTAGTTCCGATACCGATATTTCCATTGCTTTTAATTTTAAATATTTCCCCATCTAAATTTGATGCATTAAACACATCATTTATAGGGTCATATTGGTTTACACTAAGAGCTATATTTTCTGTATCATTTACTATTTTTAATAAATTTGATGAATATAAAGCAGAATTAATTGTTGTATCTATTCCGTTTATTGTAAAATCGCCAGAAACTGTTAAATCTTCTGAGTATATATTATCTACAATATATTTATTTGTTGTACCATTTACAATATTATCAGCATTTAATTCTGTTATTCTATTACTAATTATATTTGATGTAGATTTTATATAATTTGACGAATGTTCATTCCCTAACGACGATTTAATAGTGGCAATATAATTAGAAGTATTTTCATCTAATATATATGTGTAATTAAATAAAGTATTTGAAGAGTTCTTAGTATAATTTGAACTATTACTATCTATTCTAATGATATCATTGCTTATTATATTTGATGTCGATAATACATAATTAGATTGATTAATATTATTAGAATCTATTCTTGTTTTGATATTATAATCTATATTATTCAAATGTGATAATTCGGTTGAAGTTATACCATTTATTGTTCCTGAAAACAAAATATTTCCATCTATATCTATTTTTTCAGTTGGTTCAAGTTTGTTTATACCAATATTTCCATTAGATGTTATTATAAAAACACCATCATCTCCCTTACAAGATATTTCCATAATATTTGAATAGCCAACATTATGTTCTATTTTAATACTTGGTCTATTTGATGTATCGTCAACATTTGTAATATCAGTATAACCAATATTATAATTTGATAAGTGTCTATGATATTGTGTTATAAATGGGTTTTCTACTGTAATATCACCAGATACAGTCATATTACCATATACATGCAAATTACCATTTGGATTTTCTGTTGAAAAATATTTACCAACATTAAAATTTGAAGCTACTGATATAGTACCATTATATTGGTCATTTATTATATATTTATTTGAAGTTCCATCTGTAATATTATCTAAATTGAGTTCATTGATTTGTTCTTGTACATTTTTATTAATACCAATCAATGTATGTAATTCATTTGATGTAATTTTATTTATTTTATCTGTAAAATTCATAGACGATAATTCAATACCTCCATCTAATCCTGCTGATAACTTTGTATCACCAATATGAATAGTATCTGCCGCAACATATAAAGACCTCCATTTATGTGTTGGTGAACCTAAATCGTATGTTTCATTTTGTGATGGTAAAATATGACCTGAAACTGTTAATGGTGCATTATATAAATTATCAACTATAAATCTATTACTCGTACCATATGTAATTATATCCGTATTTAATGATGATGAACCTGTGCCTCCATTTGCTTTTCCTAATATACTTGATATACTTGTTGCACCCAAATCCAATTCTAGTTTATTATTGGTATCAAATGACAATCCACTATTTGGTTTTGTATCAATTGATAAATTTATTGTTGATTTTTCACTATTGGTTCCTGATATTGATATTCCATTACCTGATGTTATATTTTCAACATAATTACCTGTTGTATGAGCACCCAATGTTATTAAATTATTAAAATTTATAGCCCCAGTACCTCCCTTACTAATTGGAAGTTTTCCAGCGATAGCACTTTTTTCTAAATTGATTGAAGCTCCTGTATTATCAGATACAATTCCGCCATTCGTTTTAGATTTTAGTGATAATATATTACCGTCTTTAAAAATACCATTACCAGCATATAATTGTCCAGCACTTGAAAATTTAGAAAATGTAATTGGGTCTGTATCAATAGTAGTTATAGCAGAACTTATATTACATACATAACCCGAATTACCATTTACATTACCATTTTTAATAAATATAAAAGAACCACTTGTTATATTTGTAGTTGTATTAAAATCTGTTGCTCTTATCCATGAACCACTCGCTGATATATATATACCATTCTCTGCTTCATTCGTTTGACTAAATACTAATATTCTATCACCAGCAATAACACCAATACCATCTACATCATTTAATGTAGATAATGGTGAATTACTAACAGTAGCAACCTTAACATCATCTTTAAACTTTAATCCCGATGAAATACCATCTACATATTCTATTGTTGCGTAATTATCTAAATTAATTGATTGACTACCACTTATTACACCTGTTTCACTATCAATAGTAATCGTACTACCATCAACGGCAACAGCACCTAATTCAGTTGTGGTAGATATTGGTAATACGTCTTGCCTTATTTTAGAGTTTGTATCAAGTAAAGTGTTATCAAGATTTTTAACACGTGTAGTTAAAATATTTGATGTTATTATAATAAAATTAGAAGTTTCCTGAAATTTATCAACACCATCCACTTTGATTTTTCCAGATATTGTTTCGATATCATTTAAAATCCTTATATTTGATGAATCAAATTCTAATATATTATAATTCATCTTTTTATATATCACTCTATTTAATATCTTATATTAATTATATACAATTAAATTAACTATTTTCCAATATCTCTATCCTATATAATAATTCATTTATTTTATTTATTAATGTATTAGAAGTATTTTGAGTATAATTAGATGAATCTTGTGTTACGTTTTGCCCATCAATATTATATGTACCATTTAGTAAATTAATATTACCATTTACTGTCAATTTGTGTAAACTTGTTGATGGTGATGTATCTATTCCAACGTTATTATATTCTGTATTAATTTGTATTTGATTACTTTGTGGTGGTGGTTCATAAGAAAATCCTTTATTCCATATTTCCACTGCTGTCCAACTTGATGACGGAGCAGGATAATTAATATTATACATATTTTCAGACCTATTTAAAAATAATAAGCCATTATTCAATTCACCAACCTTATTTTTCCAATATATAGTGTAATATACTGTATCTAGTGTTTGTGGCTCATCTTGGTAAGAACCTGAAACATTTGTTATAGAATGAGAATATATACTTGATTCGGCACCCAAATTATGAGATATCCAACAACCAGAACCATTTACACTACCGGACCCAATACCTGTTTTTGTACCATTTGCACCAGATAATTCATTCCAACTACCATTACCTATCTTTCTATATAATTTTAATCCCCACCATCTTGAATCAGATGAGTATTCCATACCTATATGGCATGACATAGATACAAGAATTTTAGATGTTATATCGGCTGGTTTTATGGATATTATAAAACCATTAGTTATATTATTATTAACTGGCTCCCAATCGTTCCCATCGCGAATTTCCATATCAGTATAAGTATTATGTTTTGTTTGTATAACCATACCTTGCGAGAATTCAAATTTAGTTTGCAATACATAGTTGCTTGTATCAAATATTGCAAGATTTAAATTAGAAGATATAATATTACTTGTGTTATCTACATGATTGCTTGTATCAATAATAGCATGATTTAAGTTAGCAGATATAATGTTACTTGTGTTATATACATGATTACTTGTTTCTTGAATAATATCACGACCATCAATACTATATATATAATTATTACCATCTGATACGATATTTACATTACCTTTAACATCGAGCTTGTTATTTGGTTCTGCAATACCAATACCAATATTGCCGTTATTTATAATTGTAAATACTTCGTTTATGCTATTTGATACATTCAAAATATCATAGAACATATCATTTTGTATAATATTTAAAGATACACCTGTGCTATTATTTTCAACCTCTAATTTTTCTGTTGTATATACATTCGTATTTAATATTGTTTCTTCTCCTAAAACTATTAAATTACTGTTGATGGTCAAATTACCATTGACGAGTAAATTATTATTATAAATATGATCAACAATAAATCTATTACTCGAATGTGTTGCTTCGGATATAAAATCTGTTTCCAAATAACTTATTCTATTTGATATAAGATTACTTGTGTTATCTACATGATTGCTGGTATCAAAGATTGCAAGATTTAAGTTAGCAGATATAAGATTACTTGTGTTATCTACATGATTGCT